TATAATGTTAGAGCCTTCACAGTGGTCTTTATCATTATGGGGTGAAGACCTAATTGCTACGCGGCGTGACGGTGGCACGTTTGTTTGGGATGCTACTAATGGCGCAGCAACTCGCGCTGTAGCGCTCACTAACGCGCCTACCAATGCGCTGTTGAGCATGACTTCTGTGCCTGATAGGCATGTTGTGTGCTTTGGTGCTGACGATGATCCGTTGTTGGTTAAATGGTCAGATCAAGAAGATAATACAACGTGGGCGGCTAGCTCTACTAATACGGCAGGATCACAACGGCTGCACATTGGTCATAAAATTGTGGCCGCTACACAAACACGAGATCAAATACTTATTTTTACTGATGAAGCTGTGTTTGGTATGCAGTTCCAAGGGCCTCCGTATACGTTTGGTTTTAGACCGTTAGCGACGTCTTGTGGACCTATAGGTCAGAACGCAGCGGTAGAAATTAACGGTGTCGTTTATTGGATGGGTTGCGGGCACTTCCATATGTTCAGTGGCCGTGTGCAAGAGCTGCCCTGCCCTGTACGTGACCATGTGTTTAACAACATTAACCACGATAAAGAAAACATATCGTTTGGCGGCCTCAACCGTAAGTTCACAGAAATTTGGTGGTTCTACCCAACCGTAGATACGGGCGCGTTAGATAAATATGTGATTTATAACTATGCAACTAAAGAGTGGTCTATTGGCGCATTAACCCGCCAAGTTTGGATAGATGACCAAGATTGGTTAGAGTACCCAATCGCAGCTAACTCAGCTGGTGTTGTGTTTTACCATGAAAACGGTAACAGCGATAACGGCTCCGACATAGCCAGCTATGTTGAATCAGGCGCTATTGAAATAAGCGACGGTGCACGTATGCTGCTATTAGATAAATTGATACCTGATGTTGAGGGCTCACCACAAGTTACGGTAATGACCTCAAAATACAACAATGCAAGTGAGGTTACTAAAGGCCCGTTTGACGTGAGCAGTACAGTTGAAAAAGTGAGTATGCGTGCTAAAGGCCGACAAATACGTTTTAAGGTGAGCCGGACTGGTCAAGAGTATTGGCGGTTCGGCCACAGCCGTTTTGAGTTTACAGTGGATGGCACAAGATGAGTACAGGCATTGCCCCTATTGGTCCCCTGCCAGATCCTCCAGATGAGTATGATCCCGTGTATATGCGTGAGCTTGTAAACCAGATTGAAGAAATACACCGTTTGCTTACGCGCAATATCGGCGCTGGTTGGCAGGTCAGTAATGTTACGGCTGACACGGCGTTTGATGCTAATTCAACCACAACGGCTGAACTGGCTGACGTTCTAGGCACACTGGTTACACAAATGAAAGACCGTGGCTTGCTAGCTGGATAGAGTTTACCCATGCAGAACAGTAATGTATGTTATCTACCTGAGCCGAGTTACAGCAAAGAAGACTTTTGTGATGTGATGAAACTAATGGCCAACTCACCGTACCATGAAAATTTCACATTGACGAACCTTATGCGAACGGTGGTGCCGCCGTTACAACTCGGCCAGTACAATATTTTTAAGGCGCAAGGCGACCCCATAGGGTATGTTTCATGGGCGTGGCTAACCCCTACGGCGGGGTTAGGCTACGCGACTCGCCAGCGGCTCTTACAGCCCTCTGATTGGTCGGCAGGAACCCAGCTTTGGGTAATTAGTGTTATAGGCCAAGGCCTCAACCCACGGAGTATCGTTAACTTTTTAAAACAGCGGTTTGAAACACCACAGCAAAAAGAGCAGTTTCGCAAAGAGGGTAAGCCTTTTAAGGTGCATTGGCATCGTGCTAAGAACAAACACAAGCTAGGAGTCAAGCAGGGCCGTGTTTAACGAGTTTACACTCAAAAATCAAACCATGTGGTGTGATGGGTATTTTAACCCTCACCGTTATGACCATTTAGGTTTTGACGAGTACACGTTACGGCACGCTTGTTTTGGTGACGACGGCGACCAAAACGATTCTGGCTCTGACCCCGGACAAGGCGACTTTGTAGGCAAAGACGCTGAAAAAGACGAAGGAATGCCATCGCCTGAAGATTTTGAAGGGCTGGTTGACTCCGGACAAATGACTGCTGCAGACGTTCCCGGTGCTCTAGCAGAGGCTGGTGGTAAGCACTCGAAAGCCGATCCATACGCTGACATGATCGCGCATGGTATTATAGCGGCACCAGACGCTCCTGCCGGTCATCCTGGTGTAACACCAGAGGAACTTGGATTTACTCCTAATTTTGGATACGGAGCGTTTTTTGATCCGACCGGTGGTAAAGACCAGCGAGGGGGGTATGTATCTTACGACCCTGACAAAGTTAGCGAACAGCAGTTAGGTCAATCGTATGCAGATGCTGTTTATGGCTCAAGAGACATAGGTTCAGATATTGCCAGTTTATTTGGCATTAAATCGCCTGTTGAATTTGATCCTAACAAAGGGTTTTGTGAAGGCACAACCTGGGATCCTTTTGACTCACCCCTCGTAGGTCTCGCTTTATCTGCTTTGAATCCGGGACTTGGCGCACTTTATGGGATTTCCAAAATCGCCACAGGTAAAGACCCTGTTGGTGGAGCGCTAGGAATGTTAGGACCAGCCGGTAGAGCCGCATCAGGCCTCATAACCGGCTATGAGCTACTTACAGATAAAGATGTAAATGTTTCCAATTTCGTAGGGCTTCCCAGTTTAAATGTTGACACTTCTATTAATCTTTCTGATTTGTGGGACAGCACCTCTAATAAAGCTGATCCAGTTGATGATTTTCTAGGCGGTATGAAAGATACTGTATATGGCGCGTTGGACAGTTTAAACCCGAACGCTTATGATCCAACTGATCCTGCTCCTTCAAGCACTGTTGTAGACGCAGTCGGAGATCTGCCCGGAGAAAGTATTGGCGCAAAATCAAGCCCAACGGTTTCTGACATGCAACAACAAGCGATAGACGCCGCACAAGCTCAGGCCGCAGCTCAGGCCGCAGCAGAAGCATTGTTTGGTCCAAACTACACTCCCGGTAAGTCATACTGATAGGATAACGATATGGGTTGGTTACGTGATTTTACAGATGCAATCGGGTTTACAGAACCTGATCAAAGCGATGAGGTTGTTCAATCTACAGTAACAACTAGCGGAACATCTATCCCTGACTACCTTGAAACGTTCAGTAAAGAACAACTCGAGCTCATTGACACGTTATCTACGACGCCGTACAAGCCGCCTTCAATTACTGGCGAAGACGCCATTGCAGGATTTACAACTGAGCAAGAAGCGGCATTGAAAGCGGCAAAAGATTACTATGGTAAAGAGGGCGGCACGGAAGCCTATAAAGCAGCTAGCGGTGCGCTGAGTAATCTAACGGCACTAGCTGACCAGCGTATAACAGATACAGGTGCGCTTACGCCCTTTATGAACCAATACCTTGACCCAATGCGTGAAGAAATCGACCGTGCTTATCAGCAATCACAAATGGAAGCTGATGCCAAAGCTATGGGTCCAGGGGGATATAGTGCGTTTGGTAGTAACCGCCGAGGCATTGTAGAGGGTGAACTGCGTGGCGACGCTATACGCCAAAAAGCTGATTTGCAGCGCCAAGCGTTTGACCGCGCTGTAGCCAATTATCAAAAAGATGCTGCTCTACGTGGTCAAGCCGCTACCAGTGCAATGGAAGGAGCAGGGTCACTTCAAAGTCTTATAGGTAAAGACCTTGGCGGGCAATTTATGTTTGGTGGTTATCAACAAGCTATGGACCAAGCAATAATAGACCAAAAACTAGCTGAAGAAAAAGATAAACGCGACTGGGGTTTCAAGATGGCTGACTTTAGGCAGGGCGGGCTAACTAATATTCCTTATGGAACTACCGTTACTAACTCCGCCGATGTATACGGAAGTCCGGGCGGTAACACGTTTATGACAGGGCTTGGTAACGTAGGCGGTGTGGTTGGCGGCATTGGCGAGTTTTTTGCAACGCCAAAGACAGGCGAAAGTGCAGCCAGCGGTTGGAGTAACTTTATGAAAAGCGCAAAGAGTTGGTTTTAAATAATGGCCAATAAATCAGTTTTAGAACTGCTCGCTAGCGCACCGAAATCAGAGCTGCGTAGGCTTCCGACTTCAGTCCAACCTATGGATTTACTCGGGCAGATGAAGAATCGAGAAAATATGCTGGCGTCAGCCCTAGCTGAAAAGCAAACACGGGACCGACGGGCAGAAGCGGCAAAAGTAAGATTCGCTAAGAACCGTTATTTAGCTACGGGCGACAAAGCGAAAGCCTTGGGGTTTACGCCACAGATGTCAATGCAACTTGGTGGTCAGCAAAGCGCCCCTGTTTCACCTATGTTTGAGCCGGGAGCAGACGTTGGTGCTATGACCGCTGCTTTACGCGACCGCCCTCTGCTTAGTCCCGTACAGCCCGAGCGGCAGCTAACGGCGGCTGATCTAACAGAGGCTTACGGCCCTGGATACGAGGGTAGGTATTACCAGCCCGGAAATGTTGGAGCTGGGGAGAACCTTGCAGCTTTACAGTCCCCACCACAGGGTACAGACGAAGCCCTTTTACAACAATATCCTGGTTTAATGACCGCCGCACTAGAATCAAACCACATGGCCAACCGTGGCACCGCAGCACCACCGATAGATACAAGTCCGTTTTCGACTACCACTGGATCACTTGACCATCTATCCGATTTGCCCCCTGCTACTGGTTTTCCCACAACCGTAGTTGATCAATACGGAACTCGTGATTACGGGCCAAATGCAGATTACACACTTAATCCAACTCTCCCGGCAAGTGTGCAAAGGGCCGGTATTCAAACTGAGTTATTGCCACCACCACCGCGACAAGAAGCTCTGCTAGAACCTGTTGCTCCTGGTTTAGAGCCGCCGAGTGATGAGTTTTCTGGGATAGAGGCCCCGCCGCGATTGCTTCCGGAATACGCACCAGAACTGGCTGTTCCTCCCAAGCAACAAATGGAGGCTTCGGCTTTACTTCCGCCTGAGGTGCCCGAACTTTTAGACCGGCGGCAGCTAATGGCTGAGATTAGTTCACCTATAATCGCTGCTGAAGATTTGCCGCCAGCGATTGCTTACCCTGAAGAGCGTGTAACCTCTCCCGCCGTGCCCGTTTCTACCACGTCGGTGCTCACGCCAGCGGAACAGGAAGCACGAGCAGCAACTAATAAAACATCAGCGGGAATTGTAAACCCACAAATAAGGTTTACGACAGCTGATTTAAATGACCCCAAGCTTGCTGTTGCTAATGAAGTTCTTGGAGAACAGGCTGCAAAACGCATCCGTGATTTGACGCCAGACTATGACGCTTCAAAAGGTAACTATGGTCCTAGGTTAGCAAGCGTACAGCCCACCCCAAATGGGCAAACGAAAACGAAATCTGTACTACAGCCGCCGGTTAAAACATCTAGCAAGACCGTAAGTCAGATTGATAAAATGATTCAAACTGAGTTAGCCAGCCTAACTAAAGAAGCACCAAAAGACAGCACCATGCCGTTTTGGAACTGGCTAAGTGACTTTAGTGCTGGTTTGCGTGCCGCTGGCAAAAGTGGCGACCAAAGTCTTGGTGCAATAGCTGACGGTTTTGCCAATGTTCGCGCCAAAGCCAAAGAACGTGCCGCAACTAGGCTTGCGACAAGAAAAATAAGTATTGAAAACATTAAAAATCTTGGTGAAGTGCGTGAAGACATAATTACAGCTGACCGTCAGGGCGGTCTAGGCGCATCAGCTACGGCGTTATTTGGTTCATACCTCAAACCAGGAGAAGTTCTTGGTCCTAACGGCGTTGTTCCAAGGGGGTTTTTGGGCAGGCTTGGTTATGATTATCGTACCACGGGCACATACAGCACCACCAAAGCTGGCAGAGTTATGATAGATTACCACACACAAGACCCCGCAAAAGATAAAAAAGTGCGGTTCTACCCAATCAACCAAAAAACTAAGCTACCCACAAACAAAGGCAGTCTGTTAATTTCGCCAATGGACCCTAAATTCATGGACTATTCACGTGACCCTAAATACACACAGACGGGTCCAAGCGAAACGGTTGACGTATTAAGCAATGCTCAAATGGAAAAAATGTTTAAAGATTCACCTGAATATTTGCGAAGACTTCAAGAAACGGGAGCTTCGGTTAGAGTTAACTACAACTCAGACGGCACAATAAAAAATTACTCAATTCATGAGCCTCGCTCAATGAAAGTACAAGGTTTTTATGATCAAAAGAACAGTGTGTTGTTTACTGGCGATGCTAATAACCCGGTTCAAATGCGAGACGCATCACGAAGAGGTTTAGTGCCAGTAACCGTGCAGATGGACGGTGTTGGTAAGTCTAGTGCTGTTATGCTTACTAACGAAATTAACTCTGCTCGTCAAGCTAAAGCAATTATAACCCGACTTCAAGAGTTGCGCCAAAACCAAGGCGGCGGTGCTATCTTAGGCACTATCGCTGACGCTAAACGTTCGGGCGGTAACTTCTTAGATATAATTACACAAGTCGGCAGAGAAATTATGCCTGTTTACAGTTTTGGGCAAGAGGTTAGCAATGACATTGCTAACGGAATGGTTGACCCTAATGTTGAAGCGTGGTTAAATCGAGATTTATCAGAAGCCAAGGTGCTCGAAAGTAGTTTAATCTATAAATACGCTAAAATATTAAAAGGAACGGGCCGTCTTAATGCAGATGATATCCAACGTGCAGAAAAAGCACTTTCTACAAGAGGTTTCTTAAAAAGTGACGTTGATATCTTTACTCGGCTTGAAAGTGTTCTGCCACTTTTTGAACAGACTATAACAGACAAAACAGCGCAGTTGAAAAAAGCACGAAAGTCAGAACGACCACTCGGCGCAGTACAGCCACTTCAAGCTAGTCAGGTTAGTTCTCTAGTGTCTGCTTTTGCAGAAGACGAGCGGTTTACAAGAGCGCCACTGGCAGTTGGGATTGAACGGTTACTGGATAACCCTTCACCCACAGAAATAAGACTTTTTAATCAATTCCACGGTGAGGGAACAGCAGAACTTATTATACAAAAGGCGGGGCAGTAAATGGCTGAACAAAACCCATACGCGGTCCTCTATAAAGATGCAAAGTCTAACCCTTATGCGGCACTCGCTGGCGAAACTGAAGAAGAGGTGCTGCCTATTGATGAATTTATGGAAATACAAAAACTGGCAGAACAGGAAGCTGCAACTGAACAAGAGTATGCAAAATACCAAAACCCCCGTGAATATGAAGACGCTGCTACACCGGCAGACCTTAGAAAACTAAGCACGTCTGCGGTAGCTGGAACATTTCCGTTTGGTATGGACCCGCCTATACCTGTTGGTGAAGCTGGTGAGTTTGGCATTACCGCTGCGACCAAAATGGGAGGAATGCCTGTTGATAAATCAGTTGCTGCAATGGCGGGTGCGCTAACGGGTGAGGCTAAACTTGGTCCCCGGTTAGGGGGAGGAGCACGAGGCACTGCACTGGGAGCAATTTTAGGTTCCGGCATAGCAAGTTTATCGTTTGACACAAAAGACGCGTTGTTTAGATTTTTGCAAGGCGATCCAGAGCAAGACCTAACACCCGACCTTGCACGCGCCGGAAAACAAATCGCCGGTGCCGCTGAAACTATAACTGATGAGATGGTGGCGCAGTCTGGTGGGCGTATACTCACCAAATTGTTTGGCGGTGCCAAGAATATGTGGTCAAGAACTCTTGGCACTAATGACCCACAAGCGGCAGAGCTCGCTAGTCTAGCTGCACAGTTCAGAGTTCCTTTAGGTATCGCGCAAGCAGTATCACCCGATAAATGGGTAAAAGGTTTCACTAAAGTTCTTGGTGTTCTGCCTTATGTGAGCAAACCGTTTAGAGAAGCCTCGCAAAAAGCTACAGAAGCTCTTGGTAGAAATCTGCACGGATTTATGGACGCATTTTCACCAAACGTAAACGCATCATCAACAGTTAGCACCGACATTGTTGATCGTGCAGATAAAGCATTTGACCTGTTTCATGCGCGGTCAGACCAGCTATATCAACGATTTTTTAACATGGCTTCAGAACTACCGCCAGACATGCAAGCATTTATTCCCACTTCAAAATTAAGACAAGCCGCGCAAACGATTGTTGATCAGTTTGATGGTGGACAAGCTGGGGCCGCAAAGCTACCAGATACAGACTTAGTAGCGTGGGCTAGAAACGCTCTTTCATTTGAAAAAACATTGACACCATTGCAATTCAAAACACAAATGGAAGCCCTGCATGGTGCGATGCGTAAAGCTAATGAGGTTATTAAAACCGCAGACCCTAAAGAAAAAATGAGCCTTGGTCCGGGCAATATTATGAAAATGGCTATGGAAAGTGATTTACACAGCCCTCAGTTAAATTTTTTAGGATCATATAGAGGCGGTCAAAAACTTCCTGCTGGAATGAAAGATCCGGACGCTGTTACTGGTCCGATGATTGCGAAGGCGCTTCAACGAGCCGACACGTTTTTTAGTAAACAGATGGATCGGTTTAAAAACGCTACGGTGGGAAAATTTCGGAGTGTTGACCCTGGAGTATTTAAAGCCTCTTTTAAAGAAGCTGGAACAAGAGAAAAAGATAACCTGTTTCGCCAACTGTTTACTATGGACTCAGTGGTTGGCATTCAGCAACTTCAAAAATTAGTGGGCAAGTCAAGAGTTCTTAACGGATTGCGAACAGTGGTTGACCAAGCAATGGAAAAAGCTGGTGAATCATTGTTACAAGATCTTCCCGGTCCTAAAGCTCTAGCTAATGTTAAAAGAGCGTTAGGAATTGGAAATACAAACGGTGAACTCGTTCTTGCCCAAGCCTTAAAGGGTTCTAAAGTAAATGTAGACTCTATTAAAAAGCTGTTTAAGTTAATTGATGCCAATGACAGCATGTTTACTCCTGATACTTCTACGTATTTAACACGTCGTTTAACACTGGCTGGTCCAGCCGCTTTTACAGGGATCGCAGGAGTAGGGGGTTACGTGGCTGGTGAAAAAGAAGGAGCTCTTGGCGGCGTGGTTGGTGCCGTTGCGACTATCGTTCTTTTGCGTAAAGGCTCTAGATACCTAACTAATCCTAAAAATTTACGAACTATGACACAAGCGTTAGACGATTCGCTTGGACCACGAGTGCGTAGAAACGCTTATGCTCGATTGTTAAAAGACGCTGTAAATGACCCAGAAAACCAAAATCTGCCTACAATGGATGAACTAGAAACTAGTGCTGAACAGCTAGGTTCTACTATTGCGGATGTTTCGCAAAACGCGCCGGAACAACGACTGATACAAGAAATTTCGGGTGGGCTTACTCCAGCGGCTATGCAAAAAATAAAAGATATCAGCATGTAAGTATTGCACGGTATTGGCTTGAAGTCTTAAACAATACCCTGCCAATTCGCCGCAAAGCGTTGGTCACACTGGCTTACAGCGTAGGGTATTGCCGAATTACCAAAAAATTCTGTCGAGAAATCGAATCGGAATCTCGATAAACTGCCAATTCGCCAATTCGGCAATACCGCGATAAACAAAGTAAACGAAAACAACAGTCTAACGGTATTGGCAGGGTATTGGCCCGAATTACCGAAAAATACGTATAGGCTATTTTACCGTCGAACTTTTTTCAGAAAAAACTCTCACGCGCGGGTGTATAGCAAACTTTTTTTATTCGGGACGTTGTCGCGCAGCCCATAACGTGCTATGGTGTACTCAGAAAGTAAGTAGAAAGGTAAGAACATGAACATATTTGTTTTGGCTCACAAGCCACACATTGCTGCGCGTATGCACTGTGATAAGCACGTACCTAAGATGATTGTAGAATCAGCTCAGATGTTGTCTACGGCACACCGCATACTTGACGGTAAGCCGTACAAAGCACCCTCTAAGTCTGGCAAGACTATGGTCATGCACTACCACCTATGGAAAAACAACGACGTTATATACAAGGCCGCATATGCAGGACATCCATGCACTCAGTGGGTTATGCACTCCGACCTTAACTATCGGTACCTGTTCAGCTTGTTTAGTGGGTTGCTTACAGAGTTCCAATTACGGTTTGGCAAGGAACACAAGTCTGCACAACTGCACCACAGCCTTATGGACCCACCAGACAACATCAACACACATTTGGGCCAAACACCGTTTGTTCTAGCCATGCCTGACGAGTGCAAAACACCAAGTAATGCCGTAGCCTCCTACCGCAACTATTACCACGCCTATAAGGCACGATTTGCTAAATGGCAAAAAGGCCGTCCGGCTCCTGACTGGTGGCAAGCATGAACTACCCTTTTAAAACGGAACCCTACGCGCACCAGTTAGCCGCCTTAGACAAAAGCTGGGAAAAAATCGAGTACGCCTATTTTATGGAAATGGGTACCGGCAAGTCTAAAGTGCTGATTGACAATGCCGCCATGCTATACGATGCCGGTAAAATACAAGGATTGGTTATTATCGCGCCCAAGGGTGTGTATCGCAACTGGTCTGAAAAAGAAATACCCACACACCTACCTGACCACATTCCCACGCGCGTTGGTGTGTGGTCAAGCCGATTAACCAAAGATGTCAAAAAACAACTGAACAACCTGTTCGAGCCAAACGATGAGCTAAACATACTGGTTATGAACATTGATGCGGTTATTACCAAAAAGGGTAATCTGCTTCTTGATAAGTTTTTGAACACGCGCCTTAGTATGTTAGCCGTAGACGAGAGCACCATAATTAAATCACCGTCAGCGCGGCGTACCAAGGCTATGATTAAACTGAGCCAGTTTGCAAGGTACCGCCGCATACTCACAGGCTCGCCAGTAACAAAGTCACCGCTAGATATGTTTAGCCAGTGTGACTTTTTAAACCCGCACCTACTGGGCTTTAGTTCCTACTATAGTTTCCGCAACCGTTTTGCTGTTTTGAATGATGCTAACTATGGCGGCAGAAGTTTTAAACAGGTCGTGGGTTATAAAAACACTGAAGAGCTGCACACAATACTGCAAGACTTTAGCTACCGTGTAGTTAAAGAAGAATGTTTGGACCTACCCGACAAGGTGTACATGCGGCGTGAGTTTGAAATGAACAAAGAGCAGAAAAAAGTGTACGAACAAATGCGCCGTTCTGCCATAGCGTTTTTAGAAGAAGGCGAAGCAACCACTACAAATGTGATCGTACAGTTGCTACGGCTGCACCAGATATCGTGTGGGTTTTTGCCAACAGATGAAGGCGAAATTGTTCAATTAGAAAACAACCGGCCCAAGGAACTAATGGCTGCATTAGAAGAAATTACAGGCAAAGTAATCATATGGGCTAACTACCGTAATGATGTATTCTTACTCAAAAAACTGATTACCGAAAAGTACGGACAAGACACACTGGTAACATACTTTGGAGACACAAAAGATGACGAGCGAGTTGAGAGTGTCGCGCGGTTTCAAGATAAAAATTCACCAACACGGTTTTTTCTTGGGAATACACAAACTGGTGGCTATGGAATTACTCTTACTGAAGCACAAACTGTTATCTATTATTCCAACAACTACGACTTGGAAAAACGATTACAGTCAGAAGATCGCGCTCACCGTATCGGCCAAAAAAATTCAGTTACGTATCTTGATCTTGTGTGTAAAGGCACGGTTGATGAAAACATTATAAAGGCGTTGCGGAGTAAAATTTCTCTGGCGCAAGCAGTTACAGGTGACAAATGGAAACAGTGGATATAAATTCGGCTTGCTCTTTTAAAACGGGCCGGTTTAGTATGTGCACGGTTCAGAAAGGTAGAAATTTATGCCTCGGGTATTTATAACGCAAGAAACGCACGGCCGGAACTTTTTACCGGCACGGCACTACGGCAAGCTCGTAGCGGTTTTGCCAGACGAGGCGCAGGTTGTTATATCGGCCACTCCTATCTTACGCAAAATACAGCGCACGTTTAACGACTACAGTAACGAAGACTACCTACTGTTGTCTGGCGACCCTATTATTATGGGGTTGTGCATGATGGTTGCCTCAGAAAAAACCAACGGGCAACTCAAACTGCTCAAATGGGAAAAACGTGAAAAAGATTATTACGAGGTCGACGTAGACTACTATGAGAAAGGAGAGAAATATGCCTGACATTGACGTGTTTGCAGAAATAGAAAAAGACACGTTGGCCAATGCCAATATCCCCCAAGATGCCGAGTTATCAAAAGTTAGTTCATTGATTAGCGACCTGCACCAAAAGCAGGATCAATATGCAAAGGAAGAGGCTGGTTTAAAACAGCTCAAGCAAGAAATACAACACATGGAAACACGGGTTATACCCGACCTAATGAATGAGTTAGGTGTAACGGAATTTACCAACACCGACGGTGTGAAAGTAACAGTGCGGCAGTTTGTAAGTGCAAGCATACCCAAAGACCGCATTGAAGAAGCCCACCAGTGGTTAAAAGATAACGGGCATGGCGATTTAATTAAGCATCTAGTTTCTGTTGACGTTGGTAAGCAAGAAACAGACGCTGACCATGCTCTAAAGGCTTTGTCTGACTTGGGGCTAGCTCCAACAGATAAAGAAAGTGTTCATTCGCAAACACTCAAAGCGTTTGTGCGTGAGCAGGTCGAAAGCGGCGAGCCTCTACCGCTTGAGCTCTTCGGAGCTTTTTTGGGGCAAAAAGCGACCATTAAGAAAGGATAGAATAATGGCAAAAGCAGTAGCGAAAGCAGAAAACACTCTACCAGCCGAGTTGCTCAATGAAATGGCGGCAGACGCTGGACACGGCCAAGAGGGTATTACAGGTGATGACCTTGCAATACCGTTTCTTAAAATACTCCAGCAAATGTCACCAGAACTTGCCAAGCGCGATGGCAAGTACATAGACGGTGCCAGCGAAGGCATGATTATGAACAGTGTTACCGGCCAGCTTTGGGAAGCCGAAGAGGGTTTAACGGTAATACCGTGTGGGTTTAAATTCAAAATCATTGAATGGAAAGCCGAGCGCGGTGGTATTGTGCAGCAATATTCGCGGGGCGAAGCACTGCCGGAGTTTGAGCGTAATGAAAAAGGCCAAGCCATTACCAAAGGTGATGGTAATCTTTTATCAGACACGGCCGAGCATTACGTTCTTATTGTCCACGAAGATGGTTCGGCTGAACAAGCACTCATAAGCATGAGTAGTACTCAGCTCAAACACAGCCGTAAGTGGAACACCATGATCAAACAGAAGGTGTTGCAAACGGCTGATGGGCCTAAAAGCCCGCCATCCTATGGGTATATGTACACACTCAAAACCACCGGCGAGTCTAAAGATGACAACCATTGGGAGGGTTGGTCTATTTCAGACGCCGGTATGGTAACAGACGCCAACATCTATCAAGGTGCCAAGGCGTTTGCCAACTCCATAAGCCAAAACGAAGTGCTGGT